GCCACTATTGTTGGTAGTGTGAATGAATGATCAGTGCGGTGGGGACAATCATGACGAGTGCCGACCGTGGGGCTGAGGCTCGGCGGCGGTGGAACCGTGAGCGGACCGCTGAAGCACAAGAGATTGGTGAGATTCCTTTGCCGCAGGATCCCGACCGTCGGGCTGCGGCGATTGCCGATTATGGGTTCTTTTGCCGGACCTACTTTTCCGCTGCGTTCACACTGCCTTGGTCTCCGTTTCACGAGAAGGCGGCCGACAAAATCAACAAGGCCGTGAAGTCGGGCGGGGTGTTTGCTTTCGCGATGCCGCGCGGCAGCGGCAAGACGACGATGTGCGAGTGGGCCACGCTGTGGGCGATTCTCTCCGGTCAGAGCAAATACGTGTTGTTCGTCGGGGCCAGTGAGGCGACGGCTGACAAGCGTCTCAAGAGCTTGAAATCGGAACTGCGGTTCAACGATTTGTTGCTGGCGGACTTTCCGGAAGTCTGTATTCCGGTGGCTCACCTGGATGGCGAAGCGCGGCGGGCTGCGGGTCAGAAGTTTCGCGGGGAGCCGACCAACATCGAGTGGACGCAAAAGCGGGTGGTCTTGGCCACGATCCAGATTGATCAATGCCTGGCGTCCGGATCTGTGATCGAGGTGATCGGGATCACGGGCGATATTCGCGGCCGCAACCACAAGCTGGCGAGCGGGGAGATTGTGCGACCGTCCCTGGCTGTCTGCGATGATCCGCAGACGCGGGAGTCGGCCATGTCGGTATCGCAGTCCGCCACGCGCGAAGCCACGCTGGCCGGGGATGTGGCTTATCTGGCCGGCCCGGGCAAAGCGATTTCGATTCTGATGCCTTGCACGGTGATCAACCCCGGCGATATGGCGGACAAGATGCTTGACCGGTCGCTGCATCCGGAGTGGCAGGGCGAACGGACGAAGATGGTGCTCAAGTTCCCCAAGGAGGAAAAGCTTTGGGACGAGTATCGCGAGCTGCGAGAACAGAGCTTTCGCGACGACGGCAATGGATCCGAGGCGACCGAGTTTTACCGCAAACATCGAGAGCAGATGGATGCAGGTGCGGAGGTCAGTTGGCCCGAACGCTTCAACGACGGTGAATTGTCGTCGCTGCAGCACGCGATGAACCTGCGGTTTCGCGACGAAGCGGCATTCTTCGCCGAATATCAGAACGAACCGTTGGCCACGTTGGACGAAGAGGATGAGGATCTGCTGACGGCTGATCAGATTGCGGTGAAGACGAATGGGATCAACCATCGGCTTGTGCCGCACGATTGCAGCCATCTGACAGCATTCATCGACGTGCAGCAAAAGCTGCTCTATTTCGTCGTGATTGCCTGGACCGAGAACTTTACCGGGCACGTGATCGATTACGGCTGTTGGCCGGATCAGAAGCGGCGGCAGTTTACGCTGCGGGATGCCAAGATTTCGTTGGCGATGAAGTTTCCCAAGGCCGGGTTTGAGGGGTCGATCTACGGTGGGCTGGAAAAGCTGACCGATGAACTGCTGGGGGGTGAGTGGCGTCGGGATGATGGGGCCGTGGTGAATGTCGATCGCTGCATGATCGACGCCAACTGGGGCCGTTCGACCGACGTGGTCTACCAGTTTTGCCGGCAGAGTGCTCACAGCGCGGTCCTGACTCCTTCCCATGGGAAATTTGTGGGAGCGGCCTCGATTCCCTTCTCGGACTACAAGCGGAAGCCGGGGGAGCGGGTGGGGCACAACTGGCGGATTCCCAACGTGCGCGGCAAACGGGCCGTGCGGCACGTGGTCTATGACACGAACTACTGGAAAAGCTTCATCCAAGCCCGGTTGTCCGTGTCGATGGGGGACCGGGGCTGTCTGTCGCTCTACGGTCGCAAGCCGCACAGACTGTTTGCGAGTCATTTGGTTGCCGAATATCGCGTTCGCACCGAGGGGCGGGGTCGGACGGTGGATGAGTGGAAGCATCGCCCCGAGCGACCGGACAACCACTGGTTGGATTGTGTCGTGGGCTGCGCGGTGGGGGCTTCGATGCAGGGGGTGACTCTGCAGGAAACCGAGGTGACGGCTCCGCAGCCGAAGAAATCACGGACGCGGATGTCGATGGCCGAGCGGCGAGCTAGGAAGCGAGGTGTGGTGTGATCATGGCTGATGAAAAACCACAAGAAGACCTGAGCTTGCTCTGCCCGAAATGCGGATGTCCTCAGTCGCATGTGCGCGATACGCGCAATGGCAGACTCAAAGGTCGCATCGTGCGATATCGGGTCTGCGACAACTGCGAAAACACGTTTCGGACGGTCGAAACGGTCGCTCAAGAGGGGTGACGTCTACCGGTAGACGTTGATTTGGAAATCCGCTCGCAAAATCGCTTGAGTCATCTTGTTGCCCCGTTGTTCGTGCGTAAATTTAAGCACACGAACACGCGAGGTGAGTGATGACCGACATTTCCGACAGCATTCAAGAGAACGCGACCGCACCGAAAAAGATGTCGGTGGACGGTGCGTCGGCTGAGCAGCATCCGCTCAAAGATCAGATCGAAGCGGACCAATATCTCAAGGCCGAACAGGCTGCCTCCACCGCGCGACGGGGCCTGAGCTTCTCGCGATTCCGCCATCAAGGGACCGTCTGATGTTTTTCCTGGGTCTGAACAAATTGTTCTCTCGCAGCACGCCTAAACCGGTGGCCGGGCGGACGATGCGTTTGACCAAACGGGACATCACCGCTGCCTATGATGCGGCACAAACGACCGAATACAACGCGCGGCACTGGCGAAACGCGGATAATCTTTCAGCAGACAATGCCAACAACCCTCTGGTCCGCCAGAACCTGAGAAACCGCTCCCGTTACGAGGTGCACGAAGCCAATAGCATCGCGCGGGGAATCGTCTCCACGCTCACCAACGACACGATTGGAACCGGTCCTCGGCTGCAGGTGCTGACGGACAACAATACCGTCAATTCTCAGGTTGAGGCGGAGTTTGCTCGCTGGATGCGGGCCACGCGGCTGGCTGAGAAATTGCGGACAATGCGGACGGCCAAGACCGTGGACGGGGAATCGTTCGGCTTGCTGAAGACCAATCGACGGCTGGCGTTGCCGGTCAAATTGGACCTGCAGGTGATCGAAGCCGATCAGATTTCTTCGCCGCGAATGTGGTATGAAGACGAAACGCAGATCGACGGAATGCTGCTGGATGAGATGGGCAACCCCATCGAATATCACATGCTGCATGCCCACCCGGGCGGACCGCAGATGGGCCGGTCGTCGATGGATTTCAACACCATCGATGCCAGCCAAATGCTGCATATCTTTCGCAGCGACCGTCCCGGCCAGCATCGCGGCATTCCGGAAGTGACCACGGCCTTGCCGCTGTTCGCGATGTGTCGCGATTACACGCTGGCCGTGCTGAGTTCCGCGAAGACGGCTGCCAAATTCACGATTCTGCTGGAAACAATCGCGTCGGCCCTGACCGAAGATGGAAACAGCCTCGATCCGGACGTCGATCCGTTTGACGCGGTGGATATTGACTATGACATGATGGTCGCGTTGCCCAAAGGTTGGCAGGCCAAGCAAATGCGGGCCGAACAACCGACGACGACCTATGAGATGTTTCGCAATGCGATTATCAACGAGATTGCGCGTTGCCTCAACATGCCGTTCAACATCGCGGCGGGGAATTCTTCGGCCTACAACTACGCGTCCGGTCGTCTCGATCATCAGATGTACTTCAAATCGATCGACGTCGAGCGTTCGCAGTGGGAATGCAACGTTCTCGACCGAATCCTGATGGCCTGGTTCGATGAGGCGATGTGGATTCGCGGACTGCTCCCCGATGGGCTGGGAATGTTCGCCGAACTGCCGCACACGTGGGTCTGGGACGGTCGCGAGCATGTCGATCCGGTCAAAGAAGCCAACGCACAGGCCACGAAACTAGCCAATAAAACCACGACCTTGGCGGCTGAGTACGCTCAAAAGGGGCAAGATTGGCAGGAAGAAATCCGCCAACTCTACAAGGAAAAAGCGTTCCAGAAACAGATGGAAGAAGAGTACGGCGTCACGTTGGATGGTGGCAGTGCTCCCGCGATTGAACAACAGACCGAAGAGGATCCGGAAGATCCCGAGGAAACTGATGACGAAGAAACAGAAGAAACAACTGAGGCGGCAGCGGCGGCTTAAAAAGCGAGAAGCTTACCGCAGCCTGCGATGTAACGACGATTCGAGCCTGATCGAATTCGACAGCGTGCCCGTTGCCATCGAAGCCGCTGAAGCGAGTGGAGAAGGTGAGGAAAAACGCGTTCCCACGTTCAACATGTTGGCCTATTCAGGCGGGTTGATGCGGGTGTCGCGGTTTCCCGATCCGGTGGTCGTGGAACTGTCGGGGATCGATTACTCCTCACAACCGGTTTCGATTCTGCGGAGTCACAACGAATCCCAGGGCGTGGGGCATCCCACACAAATCTCGATCACTGCCGAGGGGTTGCGCGTTGGTGGGACGATCAGTTTCGACAACCAGCACACTCAGGAAATTATCAAAGCGAGCAAGAACAACTTTCAGTGGCAAGCGTCGATAGGCGCCACGCCTTTGGAATACCGCAAGGTCCGCAGCGGGGAAACGATTCGGGCGAACGGACGAACGTTCCAAGGCCCGTTGATTTACGTGATGAAAGCACGACTGCGGGAAGTGAGTTTCGTCACCATTGGTGCAGATCACAACACATCGGTCCAAGTAGCGGCCGAGCTTCATTCGAGGGAAATTGACATGAAATTTAATGAATGGCTCACGGCCAAGGGATTTGACTCAGCAGACCTGTCCGATGCTCAGCTTTCCAGTCTGCAGGCGATGTACGATGCCGAGCAAAAGGTTGAGCAGGGGGGCGAAACTCCTCCGGTCGAAGCCAGTGGGGGAGCCTCCACCTCTACGGCCACCGCCACCGAGACGATTGAAGCTCCCGATATCGCTGCCAAGTTGCGGGCTGAAACGGCGGCTGAGTTGGAACGGCAGGAGAAGATCACCGAGATCTGCGCTAGTTACGACAATCCGTCGATGAAGATTAACGGTAAGGACGAATCGATCCGCGCCATGGCCATCCGCGACGGTTGGACCACGGACCGGACCGAGTTGGAAGCGTTGCGGGAATCGCGGCCCAAGGCGACTGCCGGGCATGTGGGCAGCCACGCGGGCAGCTGCACGATTGAAGCCATGCAGGGAGCCATGATGCTCCGTGCGGGTCTGCGGCTAGACGATGAAGCCTGGCAGTCTGCCGAAGCTCACTCGATGGAGGTGCCGGGGTGGTTGCGGGCCGGGATCAACGATGAGCAGAAACAACGGGCGATGGAGTATGCTCACCGCTACTCGGACATGTCGCTAGTTGACGTCTGCGCGGAAGCCGTGCGGATGGACGGCAATATGGTTCCCAGCGGGCGACTCAAGATGATCGAAGCGGCATTCTCCGGATCGACGCTGACGAACATCTTCACGACGAACGTCAATACTCAGGTTCTCAAAACCTATATGGAGGCTGGCGATTCTACTCAGGGATGGACCAAAACAACCGACGTGGCCGACTTCAAAATCAACGAACGTCCCCGTATGACCAAGGGGCCGGATTTGGATCGGCTTCCGCCCGGCGGAACTGCCGACGATGCATCTCGGTCCGACATCGGCGAGAGCTATAAGATCGCTCGCTATGCGAAAAAATACAGCATCGATGAGCAGGATGTGATCAATGATCGCTACAACGCGTTGGCGGACACGCCCATCGAAATGGGATTGGCAGCCAATCGGTTGCGTCCCGACTTGGTCTACTCGATCCTGCTGGCCAATGCGGCCTTGGCGGACGGTGTGACGTTGTTCCACGCGAATCACGGCAACCTCGATACGTCTTCAGGCTTGGCCGATGCCACTTTGCGGGCGGCGATCACCGCGATTGCCGTGCAGCAAGAGAACGGCGTCAACTTGAATCTGCGGGCTTCGCATTTGATCGTCCCGTCCGATCTTAAGTTCACCGCTTCGCAATTGATCCATTCGTCCGAGGTGCGGGGGGCGACCGGACAGATCGGAACCCGCAACCCGCTGCAGGACGAAAACCTGACGATGGTCAGTGATTCGCGGCTGTCGAACGGTGTGACCGATCCCGCCACGGGAACGGCTCACTCCGGATCGGTCTCGACCTGGTTCCTGGCGGCGGCGATGGCCCACACGATTGAAGTGGCCTATCTGCGGGGAACGGGACGGGCACCGCGCGTGCGTCGGTTCAACCTGGACAAAGGCCAATTTGGCATCGGCTGGGACGTCAGCATGGACATCGGGGCCAAGTCACTCGACTACCGCGGTCTCCACAAATCCACCGCATAAGCGGTGGTGGTGGTCGTCGGACTGGTTCATTTGCAATTTTCATAAACACGAGGCTGAACAATGGCCAAAGCCAAAAAACGGTATTACACGACGAAGGACATCGTCATCGACGGCGTCCCCTTTGCGGCGGGTGCCGAGCTTGTCGATGTCCCGGACGGGTGTCTTGAGAGCATGCTCCGTCTGAAGCAAGCGACGGAGGTTCCGCCCGAGGAATGGGAGGGAGATCCCGAACCGTCCGAGGGTGAGCAGGAAACGGCGGACGCGGGCAACGACGCGAAGTAAACCACAACCAACGCGGCCACGGCTGACGTTGAATCACACAATCACGGGAGTTTGAGACATGACGGCTGAAGCACTTTATCTGGGAACGGATGACGAACAGGTCATCACCGCAGCTGCCGCCCTCAACGGTGGAGACATCGTCGATCTGGGTGACGGTCGGGCCGGTGTCGTCCAGGGTTTGGGATCCTACGCCATCGGTGACAAAGTCAAAGTTGCCACCAAGGGACGGTTCCGCGTATTGGCGGCCACGGGAACGACGTTCACCGTGGGAGCCGTTGTCGATTGGGACGACACGAACAAGCTGGCGGTCGCTGACGGCGACTTCAACATCGGGCGGGCGGAATTCGCGAAAGGTTCGGGTCCGCTTTATGTCGATGTGCTGCTGAATGATCGGGCGACCACGACGTAAGTCTGAGTCGTCCATCTGACGTCGGTGTTTTCCATTTTACGAATCAATATTGATTGGATGAGCAAATGTCGAAGCGACAAGACGCGGCGCGGGCGGCCTTGGTGAAGGGATGCCGGACAGTCGCAAAAAATAAAGGTCCACGGGCGATGGTTTCGGTCCGGGCTGCCGACGTGGTGTTGGCATTGACCGGCGAGGAGGTCGTTGAAGACGTCGAGGATCTCGAAAAGGAATTTGCGGTCGAGGCTGACGGTAAGCCGGTCGAGACCGAGTAACTCTCATGGCGAATCTGTTGAAAACCGGGGCCGACTGGTTGGCCGGCCAATTGGAAGACCACGCATCTGAAGTCGTGGAATATGTGCGTGGGACCGCCGTCTGCAGTCTCAAGGCAGCGCGCGGGTCGTCTGATTTTGAATCGCTGGACGAGTTCGGCGGTGCCGTGTTGATTCGGTCGGTTGACTTTTTGGTTCGGCGGTCTCGGTTGGATCTCGGTGAGGGTGAAACGGAGCCTGCCGTGGGAGATTTGGTGATTGTCTGTGAAGGACAAAAAACCGTGACCTACGAAGTCACTCCGTTCGGACCGAACCAACAGCACTTCCGTCCGTCAGATCAAAACAGACAGATGTGGCGGATACATACGCAGCGGGTGATTGTGGCGGGTGGCTGATGGCGGATTTGATCAAAGATGGAGCGGACGAAGTCGTCGCCAGAATCAATGCGGGGTCTTATTCCTATGCGGATTCCTTCACAGCCGCGAGGGCCTACGCTCCGAGTTGGGACAAAACGGAATTACAAACGGTCAAGGTTTCGGTTGTACCGAGAACGTTGGTCGTGAATTTGGAATCGCGGTCATCGGATCGCGAGTTGATTGATATTCAAGTGGCCGTGCAAAAAGCGGTGGATCCAGCAGCGGTCTCTGATGTTGATGCGTTGATGTTGTTGGTTGAGGAGATTCGATTGCAGCTGCGGAGGTACATCCTACCGACAACTCCTCAACTGAATTGGACCGCCGTTGCCAACGATCCCATCTATGATCCGGCGATGCGAGAGAACCGGATTTTTACTTCTGTGCTGACTCTGACTTATGCGGCGTTTCGGTGATCAAAACCAAGGTGACAACGCGAAGCGAGATTCCGAAGCTGCTGCGAAAGGCGCGGCGAGCGAATATCGAAAACATTGGACATGGCGCGGCGGCGATTCGAATTACGGCGCGGCGATCAATTCGGCGACGTAAAAAAGCTTCGGCGGCGGGCAGTCCTCCCAGCACAAAAGCGGGACGTTACAAGTCGGCAATTTTGTATGCGGTGAATCGTCGGGATGGATCGGCGGTGATCGGACCCTCGGTCAAAGTCGCCGGAACGTCAGCCGCAGCGCACGAACATGGCGGACGCTACAAGGGTGACAGATTTGATCGTCGGCCTTTCATGGGTCCGGCATTGGCGGCAACGAGAGATCGGTTACCAGCCTTCTGGGCTGGCTCTGTGAAATAAAGGAGAGTTCAAATGGCTTTGATCGGACTGAATGCCAAACTGTACCGCAACACGGGCACGTATGGTTCTCCCACATGGGATGAAGTCACGAACGTGCGGGACCTGTCGACGAATCTGGAAACGGGTGAAGCGGACGGGTCCACGCGTGGTGGCGGCGGCTGGCGGCAAGTGCTGGCAACGCTCAAAGATGGGACCGTCGAGTTTGAAATGGTCTGGTCCGCTGGGGACACCGATTTTGAGGCGTTCCGGGATGCCTGGCTCAACGGCACGCTGATCGATTGTTGGGTGCTGGACGGTTCGAGTTCCACAAGCGGAAATCAGGGATTGCGGGCTGAGTTTGCCGTGTTGAATTTCACGCGAAACGAACCGCTGGAAGATGTGGTGACCGCCTCCGTCACGATCCGCCCGGGTATTTCTTCCAACGCTCCGGCTTGGGATGAAGTGGCCTAATTAGCTTTTCAACTTTCGCAATTTGCTGAGGAATACACGTGGCGAGTTTTCAGGATGCCGGTGGGAACACGTGGGAAATCGTACTGGACGTGAACGCGGCCAAGCGCGTCCGCGATCACTTGGATCTTTCGCTGTTTGATTTGCTCGATCCCAAGAAATTCGGTCCGTGGGCCCAAGACATCATTCGCGTGGTGGACACGATCTATGTGATCGTCAAGCCGCAAGCTGATGGGAAAGGGATCACCGATGAACAGTTCGGCGCGTTGATGCTGGGGCCGGCGATCGACAAGGCGATTGATGCGTTCGTGGAAGCGATCCGGGTTTTTTTGAAAGGCCGGCGCGGTGGGGAAGCGGCGGCCGAAGCGTTCGGAATCCTGCAAAAGTCGATGGACAAGATCGAAAGCCGGATGACGGAGGAGATGCCGGACCTAATGCAGAAATTAGAAAAGGCCGTCGACGCGCAACTGGAGAAAGTGTTTGGCAGTGGATCTACCGCTACGCCGGAATCCTCGGAATAGATCCCGGACCATATGCGTTCTGGGAACTGGCCGAGATGGCGGACGGTCGCGAACGGTCGGAGTGGAATCGGACCTGTGCGGCAATGGCCCTCATGCTGAATCTGAAACGCAAAGAGGGTGCCCGCTTGGTCAAGGCCGAGGACTTGCACCCGATGAATCGCGATCCGTTGGTGGAGAAGGCCAAGCCGCAGGAATACGGCGACATCACGATTTTGAAGCATTTTCTGAGGAAGTAGGCCATGCCATCGGCACGGGAAATCAGAGCGGGGGCCGCTTACATCGAGCTGTCGACGAAAGATTCCGCACTGGTCCGAGGGCTGGATAAGGCGGAGAAACGGTTGCGGGGTTTCGCGGCTGCCGCAACGGATCTGGGCAAGCGGTTTGCTGTGTTGGGATCCGCAATCACTGCTCCGCTGGCCGCGTCGATTGTGCAGTTCGGCAAGGCGGGGGATGCGTTGAATAAAATGTCCGCGCGGACGGGCGTGGCCGTGCAATCGCTGTCCGAATTGAAATTTGTGGCAGAGCAAAACGGCGCGGCGATCGGCGACGTGGAAAAGGGCCTGAGAGGGATGGTCAAAACGGTCCGTAATGCGGATCGCGGTCTCTCAACGGCGTCCGATGCGCTCGAGGCAATCGGCCTGTCCTCTAAGAAACTTGCCGGACTCAGCCCCGAACAACAATTCGAGGTGATCGCTGACGGGATCGCGGGAATTGCCGACGACGGCAAGCGGGCTGCCGTGGCGATGGAAATCTTTGGACGGGCGGGATCGGCATTGCTACCGACGTTGCAAAGCGGTTCGGCGGGAATTGCGCAGTTGCGAAAAGAGGCGCGGGATCTGGGTATCACGATGGATGGTGAGCAGGCCCAAGCCGCCGCCGATTTTACGGACGCTTGGAACCGCATCACGCAACAATTGCGGGCAGCCGTCATTCAAATCGGCGGGGCGTTGGCTCCAGCCATTACAAAAATCTCTTCCGTCATCACGCCGGTCCTCAAGGGTGTGATCGACTGGATCAAACAAAACGGCGAACTGATCAAATTGGTGGCGGCTGTGGGGGCTGGATTGCTGGCAGCCGGTGCCGCTCTGATTGCATTCGGTGTCGGGGCTACCGTGGCGGCAACGGTGCTGGGTGGCATGTCAGCAATCGTTTCAGCCGTGGGCACGGCAATCGGTATCCTGGGGGGTGCCGTGACGTTTCTGCTGTCGCCGGTCGGCTTGGCCGTGATAGCAGCCACTGCGCTGACGGTGTGGCTGGTGAAGCTGGCTGCCGCGACGGAGCCGGTGCAACGGGCGATTGCCAGTCTGGGGGAAACGCTGGGCAATCTCGCAGGGATCGCGAAAACCGCCTTCGGTGGCATCGCTGATGCCTTGGCAACAGGCGACATTTCGGCCGCAATCGAAATCGTCAAGTTGGGCCTCGTGGCCGCGTGGTATGAAGCGGTCGCGAAGATCCGTGCGCGATGGGCTGATTTTAAGGAATTCTTCCTCAATACGGTGGACGAAATCCGCACGGGGCTGGCGATGGGAATCGTGAACGCATCCGCGACAGTCGAGAGCGTGTTTGCAAAACTGTCGTCAAGCATGGCGGGCATTTGGGACAACTTGGTGACGACGCTCCAGCGGACATTCATCGCGCTGCTGCCGACCATCCTGAATGTGATGAGTAAGGCCGTGGGGGCGATTCAAAGCGTGATCGGAATTTTCGATGAGGATTTGGCCGCCAAGATCGGCGCGACGGCGACGGCATTTCAAACTTTGGGTCCATCACTGCAACGCGGAATCGAGGAAGGGCTAGAGCAGCGTACAAAACAGCGGGCGACCGACCGACAAAATCGCTTGGACCAGATCGAGGCGGGGCGGTCCGGCACGATCGATACGCTGGGTGACGATCTCAACGCGCGTAAGCAAGAACGGGGCAAATTGTTCGACACGCAACGCGATGCCGCCTTTGCGGATGCCAAAGCAGCCAAGGCGGAACTGGATCGCGCCGTGCAGGCGGCAGCCGATGCGAGGCAAGCGGTCGAGAATCAACGAGGAGAACAGATTGAGGCGGCTGGGTCGGCTGCCGCTGTGAGTGTGGGGCGTTCTGTGAAGTCGGTCGGATCACTGGGTGGATTTAGCGGGGCCGATGTCGCGCGAAACATCGGGCTGTCCGGATTCGGTGACAAGCAGGACGAAACGAATCGTTTGCTTGGAAAAGTCGCGAAAAACACGAAGCAAAAGCAGAAGTGGAATTGATTCGATGCCAATCGTCATTGAAGAACGATGGTCAAGCCGATCTGAAGAAACCGGACCGGACGCAAAAGCGGAACTTGGCTACATTGTGACCGGGACTAATACACCTGCCGTTGCTCGGGCCGCGTTGATTGCTGATGAAGAAGCCGCGCCAAACATTTATGAGGATCTGGTTTTACAATCGATCGAGTCAGACCGAATATCAAATGATGCATGCCTCTGTGTTGCCAATTACGGCTTGCTCAAACCTCCCCAACTAGGTTCGTCGTCAAGGTCATTTTCGACGGGCGGAGGATCAAAACATATCACGCAATCAGTGCAGACACGGCACTCGATTTCGGCCAGCGGCACGGCGCCGAATTTCCGTCGATCCATCGGTGTGAAACCCGATGGTGTTGCCGGCGTCGATATCCAATCCTCAGATTTACGATTTCAGGAAACACATTCTCTCTCAGCGTTGGCGGTCAATGATTCTTATGTGAAGACTTTGGCGAATCTTACGGGCTGTGTGAACCTCGGGCCTTTTCGCGGTTTTTCTTCGGGTGAAGTGCTGTTCCAGGGAGTGGGCGGCAGTGATCGCCAGTCGGATGAATCTGGAGTCGGGATTGTTGATTTGACGTTTTCATTCGCCGCCAAACCGAACGAATCAAACGTTGTTATCGCGCCGGGAATTACGATACCGACGATTTTCGGATGGGATTACGTTTGGGTCTACTATCAGGAAATCGAAGATTCTGAAAGCGAACGAACGGTTAAGGTTCCTCATTCCGTTTACGTGGAACAAGTTTATCCGGGCGGTGATTTCAGCAAGCTGGGAATCGGTTAATGACGGGAGATCCTTTTTTACCGGTGAAACCTGGAGACGATTTCGTGCCGTCAGCCGCAGCCTGGAACGGGGCAATGGCTGCCGCGAAGTATGTTGCCGATCGCACCACCGGCAATAGTCCCGGTCGGGTTGGAACACGAGATGCGGGAGTCGTGCGCGTAAAAAATGTTGGATCTTTGGTCGCGAAAAAGTATTCGGTTGTTTCGGCGTCTGGTTTGTCATTCAATGCCCCACAAATTTCAAAACTGCCGCCGGAATCATTGGCGCTCGAAGTTCAACCGGGGGGAGAAGCATCTGATCCCGGATGGATGATTGCCCAAGAGGCAATTCTGATCGGTGAACACGGCGCGGCATTGGCATCGGGTGTGACGTGGGCGAGGCTGTCTGTCACCGATGAGAATCAACGTTTTTTATTTGCCGATCCGGCATCCTCACCGACGGGTTTTCTTGAGCCGTCACCATTTGGTTCAGCACAGATTCTTTGGAAGCCAGAGGAGACCGGCGAGGTCTGGGGCGTGGTGCGCGTGGGGATGCCATCCGATATCATGTTGGCCGGTTACGCGGTGACCGACATTGCAAAAAATGAGTCGGGAATGGTGATGTTTGTCAATGACAGTAACGACACATTTCAAAAATCAGCGACCGCCGAATTGGGATCCGTGTCTGCTGGGAAGTTGTGTTATGTGCGGCGACGTCTCAAGTTTACTGCTGAGGCGACGATTTCAAGTCTGGTGATCGTAAATGCGGAGTGCGGATAAATGGCAACGCGATACTATATCGGCAACGCGAAAGCCGACAAACAACTTGAGACCCTCACGGTCGGGGGAACAATTGAAACGACGGACGTTTTCAATGTGACAATCAACGGGAAAACGATTTCGGTTGTCGGTGGATCAGCAACGGCAGACAACGTCGCGACCGCAATTGCTAATGCGATCAACGACAGCACCTACCCGGAATTCTCTGAAGTGCGGGCCGTTGCCGTGGGCAGTTCTTCGGGGCAATTGACTGTCGAATCCAAGGTGGCCGGGCGTCCGTTTACCTTGTCGATTGAAACGACGGAGACGGGCGGCGGCGCGGCAGACGATCAGACGTTTACAAAGGTCACGACTACGGCGAACAAGGGGCCGAATGTTGTCAATGATGTGGACAACTGGGACGGGCAAACATCATTGCCGACCGGCAGCGATGATATTGTTTTCGATCAGCCCGTAGACGTGCTCTATGAGTTGGATCATTTCGCGGCTGTGGCGTTCTCTTCGGTCACGGTCACGAGTCGGTTTATCAATGCGATTGGATTGCCGGAGAGAAACGCGGGCGGATATGACGAATATCGTCCGACGCATCTGCAATTGGGGGCAACGGTGTTGAAGTTGGGAACGGGACAGGGAGCCGGATCGGGACGGTTGAAGTTTGATCTGCAATCGAACCTGATGACGGCGACCGTTTTCAACAGCGGATCACCGATTGAGGATGGGATCAAATCCGTGCTGCTCAAATCGACGAACACATCTTCGGCGGTCACTGTGCATGGCGGATCTGTAGGGATTGCGACTTTTCCCGGAGAGCAATCGACGATTGCGTTGACGCAACATGGCGGCGACGTGGAACTGGGTTCGGGTGTGACTCTGGACGACGTCGACAAGACCGGCGGCACGCTGCGGGCCAACGGAGTGGCAACCCAGGCGAGTAAAACAATCACTTTGGCATAAATCGAGGCGCGGGATGTTTGGCTGGGGTCTCTGTTGCTGCGGATGTGATTGGTACGATCCGTTTGAGGATGATCTGGGAGGTTACACGGACTATGAGTTCACTAATCCTCCGTCATCCGAAGCGCCGGAATTTACCGTAGATAACGGTCAGCTATCACTTGTCAACGGGACGCCGAAAGCTTCAGGTTCATACTTTCAGACGGTCACGATCCCCGGCATTTCCGATCCTGACTTCTTTTTGCGAGTGACCTCCACCGTCTTTGATGAATCATCCGAATGGACGGGGATTTTCATCGGTCTTTTCACGGCGTTTTACGCAAGGTGGCACGATGGTGATTACGACGTGTACGACGCGGATAGCAACGGCCAAATTGACACTGCGGGCGGAACGAGCATCACCGGTGTTCCCAGCGACGGCGACGAACTGGCCATTGAGCTTTATCGCGAAGGGGGGCAGTGGGTCGTTCAATATATTATCAATGGCGTTATTGCCGGGAGAGAAGAAGGCATTACCCCCACTGGCTCGATCGGTGAGACTCTCAATATCGGTGTGATGGCGGATGAGGGCGGGAGTTGGGGTTTTCTGCAAATCGAATGCAGCGGCGAACCGACGCTGCCGCCGGACCCATGCGATGAAACAGACTGCATTTCATCTGGGGACGCTTGCATTACTGATTGCGATGAATGCACGGACATGCCGGGTGGCTATGCCGTGGACTTTGGTGGTTTGCTTTCTCCGTTGGGTGGCGAGACGTGCTGCTCTGAAGCGGGGGGATGGCACTTTCTCTCCCACGTTGGCGGTTGTGCCTACAGAAGCTCGGAATTTGAATGCGGTGGCGATTCCGGTTCTTACTGGAGTTTGATCGTCAAACCGACGAATTCCGAATTGAAATTGGTGACGGTCGGCGGCGTGGAAGGTGACGACGTCGTGCTTATCTACAGACGCGAAGCGGCGATTGAATGTCTCTGCCGCAATGCATTCACGAAGTACGATGAGTTTCCCGTGTGCGGTGACGGGGCGCCGGACGAGGTTTGCATAATTCCCGTGACCGAAAACACGGATATGAGTTGCACGCAATGTTGTGTAATTCCCGTGGCCTACTCTGTAGATATTTCAGGGGTGGTTCCAAACGCGCAAGCGGGTTGCCAGGATCGATGCGACGAATGGAACAAAACACACGTTTTGAGACTCACATCCTCGACGGGGAATTCGATTTACTGGGTTGATGATGGAGGCGTTTGGCCGCCTGCTTCCAATCCTGCCATTTCCACGTGCTGTTGCTATAGCTATCTCATCTTTCAATGCGGTCTCAACATTGGTGATGTTTGGGCGTTACGGTTTCTCGGGGCCGACCACATTTTGAATCCGTACATCATCTCGGATATTGACTTTCGGGAGAACTGCCTTGGCACGCAGGTTTTGACAACAAACAGACCCGAGTTGGAAATTGGATACAACAAATCTTGCCAAAGCACGCCCGGAACTTGCGCATCTGGAACCAATGGCCGATGTCTCGGATTTCCACAGGAGCTTGAACTTGTCCCAAGATTCTAAACTCCCAGAGTGTCGTCATCGGAGAACGGTTTCCGATGATCGGCATTTCTGCAATTCAAATCGGCTGGTCAAGCTGAATGTTTTCGTAACAGATGAAGTTTGTCGCCAGTGCGCCGTTGCCGGCGGCTGCGATTTGCCGAACCTTACGGACGGTCGTGGTGCGTCGAATATGGCGCACGGGATGCTCTACGAACTCTCCAAGGACGCCGAGCATCTGGGACTGGGAGATATGATTGAGAAGCTCGCGAAGTTCACCGGCTTGAGCAAGCTCGCCGAAGTCTACGAGCGATTGACCGGGAAGCCGTGTGGGTGTTCAGAACGCCGGGAGAAGTTGAATAGGTGGAAGATTCGCGGTCTGTTTCGGGGTTTGTTTGGACGAAAACTACCCGAGTGAACTGAGGGGTGTTACGACTCAGACGAAGTCGATGCTTCGATGCTGGCCAATAACTCAGCCGTCTTCGTCATCGACAGCGACATATCGATCATCAAATTAACGATCGATCCGAACGCGAAGAATATCAGACCGAAAACGAATCCAGCCGCCAACTGGGCGAGCGTTTGAGCCAATAAGATTATAGCGGCGAGGAACCCACCACCCGATCCCGTGGATATCGCGGCGACTCCCAATCCAGCCGTGATCAATGCCCCGAACCCCGCGAAAACCCAGATCAACAAAGCCACGATGTGCAGGACCGACGACACCACGGGAAGACCGTGCTTCGAACCCGTCTTGAAGATTCGCCGCTTGGGCGTTGAATCCTTCTCTTTTTCCACGACATGCGGAATGGGTGACACTGCCGGAGGCTCATAGGTGTCGATCAATGGCGGGGTCTCTGGTTGCGAGACGCTGTATTCGCTCGTATCCGTCTCTTCCGCGGAGGGAACGCGGATCGGCTCCGAGCAGCGCGGACAGGACAGAGTCTTTCCGGCGCGCGATGCACCGGCCTTGAGTGATCGTCCACATGCAGGACATTTGAACGCGATTGCCGTCATGAGGTGCCCCCCCTTGGGTTGTTTGTGTGCTGAGTTGCAACACTCCACCCTAAACCCAACGCAGATGCGATGCAAGCGGATCACGGATTCTCGGTCCTTTCCTTGTTGGAGAGAACCTCAACCAATGAGCGGCCGGCCCCGTTTATTTGGATAGAAAAACAGCCCGCACGATGTGGCGGGCTGTTTTTCGTTTTCCTAACGAAGCAATGACTGCTGTCGAGGAGTGAGAGTGTGGTTTCCGAAGTCGTTAGCCACATCCGTCAAAACGTCAACTCTGCACGAAACCCAGCGTCGAACCTTAACGGCGAAATGCAACGCCCGAAAAACAAACATCAAACATCGTACACAGATTCCAGAAACTCCAGTGAGAAACAGGAATTCAACAAAGACGTTTGTTGCTCTTTTAGAAGCCTTTGAAAGTTTTTCTTTCAGAGGTCCATCTTCCAGTTTGTCTATTTCGCGTTTTGTCTTTTGGTCACCATCTTCGTCATGAAAGCAGAGGATCATAGCAATGAACTGAAACGGTCCGATCGTATTCGTGAGTCGCATCAGTCCGTTCATGATGTTTCTGGTTTCTCGATAGGCTGGGCTGTCGAACGAAAAGTCTTGATCCCTCATAAAGTCAAACAGTTCATCGCGAATGAATCGAATTTGTGATCGACACCATTCAGCCCGTTGACGCCGGATGACCAAACAGTAAATCACCAACACAAAGACAAAACTGACCCAGCATTGAGCAAAAATGTAACCCTGATTCATTTCGAGTCTCCCCTAGAGTGTTTACCGTCTACTGTAAGACCACTACCAGAGACTTCGGGATCGTGAATTTTCTCGAATTCTCGCAATCTTTTGTCCTTTTCATTCCTCTCTTTTAATCGATGGTGATGCTCTCTGAACAGGGCAAGTCCCATTGTTGCGGCTGCGCCCCATGCAATCCATACGCTCGTGTTGACGTTCGCGATGAATCCCTGTTTTAAAGAAACAGATGTGTGTTCCCCAGGTGCAACTGTGACTGGAAGGTAAAACACAACGTAAGCCGTGGAAACAAATGCCGTGCAGATTAAGAAGACTTTGGCAGTCTCCTTAAATGTTGACCATCTCTGTATGAAAGCCTCGTGAGCACGTTGTTTGTCGGCTTCACTTAGGCGTACCTGCTTGGTTCTTTTGCGCTTGCCCATGATTTTTAAGATAGCTCAACGCTCATGCTGCCATCAAGTCAACACTTGTAGTTGCGCTGATCCCAACCCCAAGATTTTGTATCCGGATTCTGTGCGGATTGTGCTTGATATCCGACCGTTCTAGTGTTCCAATGTTCACGAATGGTTAAGAAAGGCGTGTGACCATCTGGTGCGATGGTCAACGATAAGGTTCGCGGGATGCGGACCCGTGTTTGCTCCGCGAAGAGAGTAGCCACTTGCTGTCGGTGAACAGACAGCCTCAACGAGTAGTAGCTTCCTCGTTAATTCTTTCGGTCGGAATGCTCCGACCACTCCCGAAAACCGCGATCTCGCGTGCGATGATGCTGCGCGCGGATCGCTCATCCTGGAGACCTACACCGTGGACACCAAGAAAAAGATTCTGGACTACATCGAAAAGCACATCCGCACGCGCGGTCACTATCCCACGCCGAACGACATCGCCCAAGGCGTCTGGATGAATCCGGCTGCCGTTTGGTCCTATCTCTGGCAGTTGAAGATTCAGGAGAGAATCGCGTTCGATGACAGCAGCACGCATGCGGTCAAGCTGTTGCCGGTCAAGCCGGTGTTACCGCATCTCGGGACCGTGAAGTAACTGGGATGGTGAGCGGATGAGAGGACCGGAATTGACAAATGTGCAATTGTGCGGGTATGGTGTTCCATCTCAAAAAGCAGGACGCCGCCAGTGGTTGCACACCGACGACGTCCCTAACCAGTCCCCTTGCCGAAACAAGGTTGTGGCTATGAAGTTTCATCGGCGTTACAAGCTGCGCCGTTCTCTTTCTCTTTCCCCGCTTTCGGGATCGTCAGAATCCGCGTCACCGGACTCTGAATCAAACCCCCTTGAGTTCGCTCGCCCACCTCCATTTCGAGTTGCGCTTGTGGGTTCATTCACGTAGCGCACGAAAAAACCACCACTCCGTCGCCAAACAAAAGTGGTGGTTTGTACGAAACCCGGCGTTGACCAGGGGGTTTTGCATGCGCACACCCTAACAGGAGTGTTGCGCGATGTCAAATAAAAAGCCTCCGCGCCGGAAAAAGTTTGTTTGCATTACCAAACGGCGTGCGGGGCCTCACCTGGACAGTTAGACCCGCCCGCCACTTTCTACCGGACACGGAGGGGCGTGGTGAATGATACACAGGCAAGCCCACATGGGCAAAGTGCCAACTGCGGGGTCGTGTTCCCCGACATCTTTTTCGAACATCTCGACAGCGAAGAGATTCCTTGGATCATGGATCAAGTCGGGCATCCGTGTTTGAATCTCAATGGATTTGCAAAGGTTTTTGGTTACAGCGAAGACTACATGAAAAAGCTGCCGGTTTCTCAGAGGCCGCAGCCGTTTCCCCGTGAAGGGTTTTACCGATACGGGGAGTTTTTGGAGGCGTGGCATCGTGCGAAAGTTGACATCTAAGAAGCGACCGAACGGGGACGGCAGCATCTTTAAGGTCGGTAACAAGTGGCGGGCCGTCATTTCACTCGGTGTCATCAATGGACGTCGCGTGAGGCGTTCGAAAACAGCGCGAACGCGCGAAGAAGCGCGGAAGTTTCTGAGGGAATTGCAAGCCAAGGTCGATGCCAGCCAAATCGACGCGAAGGACATGACCATAGCTGAGTGGTTTCAGTTGTGGTTGTCATCGGTGGTGGACCCGAACCATTCAGAATCGACGCGCTACAGCTATCGTCGCCATGTTGAGAGATTTCTGATTCCCGCAATCGGTCATTACAAGCTGTCGGCATTAGCTGCAGTCCACATTCGGGAGATGCTGAATTCCATCACCGCGCCGAGTCATCGCGCGATTTCGTATTCGGTCCTCTTGACCGGATTGACGCAAGCGGTCCAAGACGGACTTCTCTCTGCAAACCCTTGCGACAGCGTTAAGAAGCCACCTTCGGGAAGGAAGGATATTCGACCATTCACACCCGAGGAGACGCAGAAAATACTTGAGGAGACCGAAGGCAACCGACTTCATGCGTTCTATCGATTGGCTTTGTCATTCGGTGTACGACAGGCGGAGCTATGCGGACTGGAATGGAGCGCGGTTGATTTCGAAGAGGGAACTTTCACCATCGATAAACAGGCCGTTCTAGTTCAATCGGATATCCACTTTCGAAAACCAAAGACGAAGGCTGGCGTTCGAACGATCCGGTTGACCCCTAAGACTGAAAAGGCATTGCAGGAACGCCGGGCCATTGCACTGAAGGAAGGACACGCCAGTTCGAAATTGGTCTTCACCAACACGAAGGGTGGAGTCGTCAGTCGCAAATCATTCTGGACGCACAACTGGAAGCCCCTGCTGGCTCGCCTGGGAATCGAGCACCGCGGATTCCATCACACACGGCACACAGCGGCCACCGCCATGCTCACAGATGGCGTCCCGGTCTTGGTGGTTTCAGGGATTCTTGGTCATGCCACACCCTCGATAACGCTCGACATCTACGCTCACTATTTGCCGGACCAGCAAGATGCCGCAACCGCATCGGTCACCCGGCTTTTGGGGTGATATTGATTCTCGTGGCTGTCCGGTGGCTGCCTGCGAGTTGCGAGTTGAATCGCAAGTTGTTTTTTCAAATGAGGTTACAACTCGCAGTGGACATTCTTTAGGCTAATGACCCAGATGCTCTTTAGTAGTGTTTAACCCTGTATTTTGTAGGGGTTAAGAGAGCTTCTGCGGTCATTGTAACGACCCAAAATTGTTCACTTATATTTAGCTCGTGGCTGTCCGGTGGCTGTTTCAGGATGGGCCTTAGACGTGGGCTGTTAAATGGTTCCAGTCGCGTCGATTTCTCAATTCTCCACGAATGCCGTCAAGGGAGGAATCCTGGATAAATCGTGACATTTTTTGCCCGAAACCCAGGTTATTTCGGACAAATCGTGACATCTCAGAATCACCAAAAAATCGTCGGTAAAATATGCCTGCACAAGACGGGACAAGCAAAAAGGTTACCCGAAAAAATGAAACAGAACACCACAGAAAAAGAGTTTGCTCCTGCTGGAGTGATGACGATCAACGAGGCCTGTGAACGTCTTCGAATGGGGCGAACAAGTCTCTGGAAAAGGCTCAAGTCTGGCCAGATCGATTCTCGCAGGGATGGGGATAACCAACGCGCTCGAGTGAAGATCTGCCGTCAATCGGTGGAAGATTATCTCGCAAATCTTCCCGACGCTTATTGAACAATCAACACCGGGGAGTGGGGAAGTCTGGTCATCCCGCGTGGCTCATGACCACGAGATCGCAAGTTCAAATCTTGCCTCCCCTATTTTTCAAACCGGAGCGAACCATGAGCGATTTCATCTCAATCAACGATGCACTGCCGCCGCTGCACGGAAGACTGCCGGTGACCGGGATCGAAGTTTCGCGGCTTTGCGATGTAAGACTGTCTAACGGTCGTGTTACGCAAGCAAAATACTACCGTGACGGCCAATGGGGTGAGAGAGGGTTCGTTCTGCATGGCGTTGTTGCTTGGCGGTTTGCCGAACCGGCAAGCGTGAGTTGATTTTTCACTGCTGAAACAAAAACCAATGAGGCCAACTGCGTGAGAGTTACGTTCATACGGAACCGAAGTCTCATGAGGAGATTAGTTGAAACGTGTCATGGCTAGGAAAGGCGTGGCGAGTCCGGCCCTTTCAGGTCAAGGAAAGGCAAGGTTTTTAATTACAGGAACAAGAAATGCGAAAAATCAAAGTGGCGGAATTGACAGAGGATTTCTCTCTGTACCCACGGCAAAGTGTGGATTCTCAACACGTCGCGGAATTATGTGCTGCGATTGAATCGGGGGCGGAGTTGCCAGCTATCACAATCGACAAAAAGTCGAAGCGAATCATTGATGGGTTTCATAGGTCACGGGCGGCGGTTCGACTCGATCCTGACAACGCAGAGGTGATGTGCATTGAAAAAACATACCGCACGGTTGCGGCAATGTTTGAAGACGCAATGCGACTGAATGCTGGCCACGGTCGCAGGCTGACGGCGGTTGATAAGACTCACTGTGCGGTCAAAGCCGCTGAGTTGGGGGTAGACCCTGAAATTGTTGCTGGCGTTCTTCATGTCGATGCAAGCAAGCTCGGCAAGCTAACGGTGGCGAGGACCGCAAAGTACGGAAAGCAGGTTGTCAGCTTGAAGCGTCCGTTGATGCATCTCTCAGGGACAAAACTGACTAAATCTCAGTTCCAGGCGAATAGCGGAGCGGCGGGAAACGATCAAAGGTTTCTGGTGAATCAGCTTCTTTCGTTTGTGCAGTCGAACTCGATTGATACGAGCGATGAAAAGCTGATGGCTTCTCTGGATAAGTTGCGAGATGCACTCAATGGGATGTTGGTTGGGGCGTGAAATGACAGGCCATCGCGTCGAGCCTTTGCAATGCATGACGTTGCTCTGTGGGGAGAGGTGAGGCGCTGCACTCCAAGGCAAGGCAAGGTTTATTGAAACAGCAGAATTAACTGGGCGGGACGGGCCTAGCAGCGGCAAGGCTGGGCGTCGCAAGTCTAGGATTTCCAAGGCATGGTTTATTGAAACAGTGAAATTAACTCCGTGCCAATCACAGGACTGGCACGGCGGGTCGGGGCGATGACGGGAGTGTCAAGGCAAGGTTTTCTCTTACTTAAAGGACGCGAAGAATGGCGATTGTGAATCACGTATTCCGGATCACTGGGGTCAGTCCCCTGTTGCAGAACAACCCAGCGGAGACGCTAGTTGACAACGACGAAGGTCAGATCAAAGCGAAGAAGAAAAAGTACAACGATGCAGATGAGGCCAAAATGCGGACCTACAAAGAAGGCCGCAATTACGTGCATCCATCAGCCGGATTTCGAGCGGGAATTTTACGGGCTGGAGTGGGAAGAAAAATCGGGAAAACCGCAGCGAAAAGCGTGCTAGCTGGTGCGGTTTTCCCGATTGAGGAGTTTGTGGTTCTCATCGATCCGAAGACGGGCAAGCCTTTGAAATCCTATGAGATTGACAAACGTCCGGTCGTCATTGGCACAAGCAGAATCCTGCGTTGCCGTCCCAAGTTTACGCCGTGGGCGTGCGACTTGGCAATGGAGATTGATGAAGACTTTGTCAGTGAGGAAACGGTTGCGGAAATGCTGAATATTTCAGGACGCATTTGCGGTCTTGGAGATTTCCGACCGGATACGAGCGGTGGAAAAAACGGCTGTGGAACGTTTGGGAGGTACACGGCGAAAGTTAAGTAAGAAACATTTCTGGGACGGCAATGGCGAGACGTAGAGCGCCTCGTTTAGGAGCGTCTAGGTAGGTCAAGTCAAGGCTTTAACGCGGTTGGCATGGTGCCGAATCACCCAAGGGCCTCATAAGCCTTTCGGAGATTCGCCGGATCGTTACCGGCAACCGCACTGTCACCGGGGGTTTGTCTCTGGGTTGATGCGGGCTGCATGGACGCGGGCGGTCGTCGTATGACGGAACATCGAGCGCACGACGGCCGCCACTCTTTTAACAGGAATCTTATTTCAAGGAGGAAACCATGTTGGTTTTGACGAGAGGTTGCGACGAAACGGTTGTGATTGGTGAAGACGAAATTCGAGTGACGGTCGTGGAAGTTCGCGGTGACAAGGTGAAGCTTGGCTTCTCTGCTGCCAAGACGATCCCGATTCATCGAGAGGAAGTCTACGACGCGATTCAGCGTCAGGAATCATTGCCGTGCGGATAAACGGAACCGCATGACGCGGTTTCACAGCAGGGATGGTGGCTCACGGTCGGGTCCGGTCAGGGATGACCTTTTCAATTTCTGGAACAAAACAAAAGGCATCCCCATGATCATCGAACTTTTAATCATCGCGATCGCGTCTGTCGTGATCGATCTCTACAGAGGGAGGATTGTATGACGGTTACCACAGAACAACCGACCGCCGAAGTTGAAACCGAACAACAATCACCCGCATCGTTGTTGCGTTCACTATTCAAGGCTCAAAAAGCAATCGAACCGATTGTGAAGGATGCGGAGAACAGTCACTCACGATATCGCTACGTCAGTGCTGAGTTGATCATCACCGAATCCCGTGCAGCACTGCTGGGAGCCGGCCTAGTGGCCCGCCGCGCGTCCTGGAGTATCGAGAAGGATACTTTCGACGGCTACGCAATGGTGATGATGCGTTTCATTCTCACAGATGTCGAAACCGGAGAGCAAATCGAAAACAACGTCTGCTTCCCGGCGCGTGAACGGAACGGCATGCCCTTAGACAAAGCGGTCGCCGCTGCACTCACTGGAGGCTTCGCCTACTGGCTGCGTGACCTGCTGTTGATCCCACGCGTGGATGAGGAGATGGACCGGCGCAACGATGCGGATTTCAACCCGCAACAAGAACAGCAGGGACGACATCACGAACAGCAAACGCAACAGCAGCCACAAAATCATCAGCAGAAAACTGAGGAACCGCCAAGTTCGAAATTGGTTTGGTGGAATTGGTGCAAAGAGCGGAACTTCTCCGTTGATGACGGCAAAGGTTGGTGGCAGATCATCGAGCAATTCAACGTTCCCGTTGAAGAGGCTCAAAAGATTGCCGTTCAAACCATGAACGATGACGGCACTTACAGCTTCCCGAAGTGGTGTGATTTGGTCGAGTCGCGCTACTCGCAAAAGCAGACTGAGACTGAAGGAGCGGCGCAGTGAAAGCCACTATTGAAGAACGAAATCCCAAAGACCTGAAGAACCACCATGACAACATCGGCTTGTACGGTGACAAACCGGACCAGGAGTTTATCGAGAAGGTCGCCAAGCACGGAATTACGACCCCTTTGACGATCCTGCCCGACAACACTGTTGTCTGCGGTCACCGTCGTCGTCAGGCCGCGATGATCAACAAAATGAAGACGGTCCCGGTATTCGTCCGCCATGATCTCTCCGATCCGTTGGACATCCAAGAGCTTCTTGTGCTGGACAACGCGCAGCGGGTGAAGACAACCGAGCAGAAAGCTCGGGAGTATAAGTTGCTCAAAGAGATCGAAGCGGAACGGGCCAAAGGGCGTCAGTCTCATGGAGAAACCGCCCCCGGCAAACGCTTAGGGGAAAATTCCCCTAAGCGTTCAAAGGGCAAAAAAACAGGGAAAAAAGGTAAATCCTCAGATGCAGCCGCTGAAAAAGTCGGCATGTCGAGCAAGACGGCCGAAAAGGCAGCAAAGGTCGTGGACGCGATCGACGAAGCCGAAGCGGCGGGTGACACCGAGAAGGCTGACCAACTGCGTGGAACATTGAACAAGAACGTTTCAGCCGCACATCGTGAAGCTCAACAGGAACCAGGACGGGAAGAGATTCCGGAAGATGACCTGGCGGTTCTGATTCCCAACTGGGCGAAGGGTTTTGACCGGCTGTCTCGTGAATTCACGAAGTTGCTCAAAGAGGCGGAATATCTGGGCAAGTCTGAAGGGGGCGAGCATCTCGACTCGAATCGGATTCAAGAACTGACAGCAAAAGTTAAAAGCTGCCAAGCCGTCATCAAGGCATGCAAACCGGCTGCCGTCTGTCCCTACTGCGAAGCCGACATTCGCAAGGTTGCGAAATGCGATCCCTGCCGTGGGGCAGGATATGTCACGAAGGTCATCGCCGAAGCTGCTCCCCGGAAATAAAGACCAGAACCAATGCAACTTTCACTCTTAGACAATCCGATCGAGAAGGGATTTGAGTCTCTGTATCGACCGCGCGACTACCAGCATCGGGCGATCCGGAAATTCTACAGCCTGATCGATGGCGGTAGTCCGGGCGCAATCGTGCGGATGCCGACTGGTTCCGGCAAGACCTTCTTGGGGACGTGGATTGCGGATGAGTGGACGCGGCGCGGAAGCGATCACTTTGTGATGATCTTAGCCCATGAACGGCAGCTGGTCTCACAGTTTGCCGAAGAAGTCGAAGATCTTCTCGGAGAAAGCCCAGGACTCGAGATGTCGACCGATGGCCGTGTGGACTTTGGACCGCGAGCACCGCAGATCATCGTCGCATCGCGGGCAACGCTCGGGTTGGACCGAAAAGGTCGGTCGAGACTGTACAAATTCAATCCAAACCTGAATTGGCTGGTCATCTTCGACGAAGCTCATCGTTACAAGTACGGGATGACGAGCACGCAACACATCGTCGATCACTTCGAGCAAAACCCAAACAGCAAGCGACTCGGTCTGACGGCCACCCCAGAACGTGGAGACGGTGTCTCACTGGAGCGACTATTCCCGGACGTCGCTCTGGACTATCGATATTTTGAAATCAGTGGCGGTCCGTGTGCTGTGAATGACGGCTGGGCGGTGGAGTACGACCAACGCTTCGTTCATGTGCATGGCGTGGACTTCAAGAAGCTCAACGAAGTTGCCGGTGATTTTGACAAGGATGAATTAGAAGCCGTCCTCAGTGAGCGTGAGACGTTACTGTCGATGGTCAAGCCGACGATCGATCTGGTTGAAGATCGACAGACGATCATCTTCAACCCGACCGTAAACATGGCCAAATGGGTCGCTCACACTCTCAATGAGTTTGTTCCCGGTGGGGCACAGAGTTTAGACGGCAGCTGCCCGGACGATCAGCGTCGGGACGTCTTTCGCCGGCATCAACGTGGTGAGTTTCAATTCCTGTCGGTCTGCGGACTTTGCCGAGAAGGTTACAACGACCCCAACATCGGTGCGGTGGCTGTGTTCAGGCCGACGAAGTCACGTTCATTGGCAGAACAAATGAAAGGCCGCGGCTGTCGTCCGCTGCGTGGATTGGTTGATGGTTTGGAAACGGCGGAGGAGCGTCGCGCGGCAATCGCAGCATCCGAGAAGCCCAACTGCATGATCGTCGATCTCGTGGGCGTTTCCGGTCTTCCTGCTGTGGCAACGACGGCACACCTTTTAGCGACTGGCAAGCCCGATGCCGTGATCGACCGTGCCAACAAGAACGCGATGGAAGCGGACGGGACCGTTGACATGGCCGAGGAAATCACCAAAGCAGAAAAGCAGATTGCCGATGAGGAAGCGGCCAAAGCCCGGCGCGAACGTGAAGAGCGGGAAGCGGCGGAGCTTCGTGAAGCAGAGAGGCGAGCCAAGCTCAAAGCTGAAGTTTCCTACAGTTCCGAGCGCGTCTCGATAGGGCGACCTGTTGGATCACAAACGGCGGTAACGCGATCACCAGCTGCACTCGCAACTGAGAGGCAGATTGCAGCACTGGTGAGAATGGGCGTACCTCGTGAAACGTCGGAGGGCTATTCCAAGCGGCAAGCGTCAGCCGTGATTGCTTCGATGCGAAAGCAAAAGTCCAGGCAGCAATTCACCGGGCAAGCAACCGAGCGTCAGCGACACGTTTTGGAAAAGCATGGCTATCGAGCCGACGTCAGCGCAGCGGAAGCGGCACGGATCATTGTCGAAGAAATCAACCCCAAACTACAGGCGGTGAGGTAACGGATGGCGAGTTTCAACAAGGTAATCATTGCAGGTCATCTCACGCGAGATCCGGACGTCCGCTACCTTCCCAACGGGACAGCGGTTTGCGATTTCTCAGTGGCCGTCAACCGCAAGTGGTATGACCAGCAGTCCAACACCACGAAAGAGGAAGTCTCATTTGTTGATCTGACCGTATTCGGGAAACAGGCCGAGAACCTCCAGCAGTATCAGTCCAAAGGCGGCAACGTTCTGGTTGAAGGTCGTTTGAAACAGGAAACCTGGAACGACAAACAAACCGGACAAGCAAGGAGCAAGCTCAAGGTGATCGCGGAAGGCGTGACTTACCTTGGGTCGAAAAGCAACAACTCGGGTGGCGGTGGTCAGTCGTCACAGTCGGGAGGGAACTACGGCAGCGACGGTCATGGAGGTGGAGAGAATCCTTCGGCTGGTCCGGATCAAGACGTTCCCTTTTAGGTTTCAGAATGACTACTGGTCATCCAGCAATCAGAGGAGAGAAATGCGAATGGTAGAGAGAACAATTGCCAACGCAACAATCAGTTCAACGAAACTCGGATTCGATAGAGGCGTGTTTCTTTGTGCGTGGCTACATCTGAACTATGGAGGAAGTGGTCAGGGTTTCGGCGGATTCGTTCTTGATAACTCATCAAAGCCAATCGGCGAGAACTACGCTGGTAGATACTTGACGCAACTCCTGGAAACAGTCGGTGTCGAGAAGTGGGAGGATCTTGAAGGCAAGCACGTGCGAGCGGAATTCGACAACAGCAGAGTCTATCGAATAGGTCACATCATCAAGGACAAATGGTTTGACCCTGAAGAACTCAACAAGGCTGCGAAGACGTAATGACAACTAGACAACCTGCGTTCGGGGTTTGAAATGAACGACGATGACTTACTGAAGTGCGAGCGTTGCGGGTCCACCGAGGAGACTAGGATGGTCAAGCCGCGCAAGTCGTGGGGAGCAGCCGGGC